TAAAGGAACCACAGCCGCAACACATTCGTCAGGTGCAACAGTCACAGATGCATCAAACTTTTTTGCATGGAACGCTGCAGCATCTGGAGATATTATCACAGCACCAGGTCTATGGTCGTTGGATAATTTTGGTAATAAACTTATTGCAACTATTAACGGTGGCGAGAGTTTTGAATGGGATTCAAATCCAACAACAGCTAGTGCCACAAGAGCGACAATCATATCTGGAGCACCAACCGCATCTGCATTTAGTCTGGTATCAACACCTGACAGGCACCTTATATTTTTTGGAACAGAGACAACCATTGGAACCAAATCAACACAGGATCCCATGTTTGTGAGATTCTCTTCTCAGGAGGATATAAATACCTATGCACCGACATCCACCAATACCGCAGGTACACAGAGACTTGCTGATGGATCAAGAATTGTAGGAGCGATCAGAGGACGTGATGCGATATACATCTGGACCGATACGGCACTATTCACGATGAGATTTGTCGGTCCACCTTTCACCTTCTCATTTCAACAGGTGGGTACCAACTGTGGATTGATCGGACAGAATGCGGCCGTCGAGGTTGATGGTACGGCATACTGGATGTCAGAGAATGGTTTTTTTAGATACACGGGTAGATTAGAATCATTACCTTGTCTTGTTGAGGATCATGTGTTTGATGATCTGAATACGATACCAAAACAACATATCAATGCAGGATTGAATAACCTGTTTGGTGAGGTGATATGGTTCTATCCAAACTCTGGAGCAGCCACAGTAAATAGGATGGTTGCATATAATTATCTGGATTCAAGCGCCGAGCGACCAGTGTGGACTACAGGCACACTAGCAAGAACAGCTTGGCAGGACTCTGCTATATTTGGTAAACCACACGCAACAGAATATGACACAAGTTCAAACGGCACCTCTGGTTCCTCAACATTTGTTCAGGGTAACACGGATGGTATCAGTTATTATTACGAACATGAAAAAGGACTAGATCAGATAAGAGAGGGAGCAACCTCATCAATCGCCTCGTCAATCGAATCTGGAGATTTTGATATAGGTCAACAGGGACTTGCTGGTGATGGTGAGTTTATGATGAAGATCAGAAGGGTGTTACCTGATTTCCTATCTCAGACAGGAGATTCCAGGGTCACATTAAACCTAAGAGATTTTCCTAATGACACTCAGGCTAGTTCCACGTTAGGACCTTTTACGATATCTAGCAGCACACAGAAAATAGATACACGTGCCAGAGCGAGACAGATATCTCTAAAAGTAGAAAATACAAGCACAGGTCAGTTCTGGAAGTTAGGAACTTTTAGAATAGACTATCAACCGGATGGGAGAAGATAATGGCAAAGATAGTACAATCATTAACACAGCCACCAAGAGAATATGATCAGATGACATTCCTATCATTGGTCAGAGATCTAAATGGTCTGATAGAGAAATTAAACACAACCTTTCAAGAGGAGAAAACAGAGGACAATGATGCGATTGTTTTCTTTTTGAGTAAATAATGGCTAATAATTTTATTAACAAAAAAGTAGATCTCACATCAGATGCGACGGTCACCCTATATACGGTGCCAACCGCAACAACAGCTATTATAAAATCCATATTGGTAAGCAACGATAGTGGCTCTTCAACAACAATAGACATAACATTGACCAATACAAGCGATGCTGTTTTCAGCATAGCCAAGGGAAAGCTTGTGGAAGGACCTTCAGGTCAGTCTGGAGAACCGGTTGAGGTATTGACAAATTCACTTGTGGCTGAGACTGGTGAGATAATAAAAGTAGCAGCAGGTGCAGCAAATAGGCTTCATGTGATCCTATCTGCCATGGAGGTGACTCCTAGAACTGTTACAACATAATCTTGATTTATTAGTAAAAACCTAGTAGATTGAAGAATTCAGGTGTAAATCCTGCCTTTTTAATATAAACAAAATTTAATATATATGATTACAAGATCTCAAATGCGAAGACAACTACGTGCACAAGGTGGCATCATGAGTGTGGCACCCAGAGAAAAGTTTGGACTTGGCAGTAAATTTCAAAAAGCCAAAGATAAAGTTTTTGATAGAACTAGAAAACTTATACCTAATGAACTTGCGGATGTAGCAGTCAAAGCCGCACCGTTTGTTGCACCATTTTATCCTGGAGCTGCAGCATTGATGAGAGGTATTGGTAGATTTGATCAACGAGGTGATATAATGGATGCACTTAAACAAGGTGCATTAACTTATGGATTTGGTAAAGTAGCAGGAAAAGTAGGTGGAGCTGAAAGTAATCCAGGTTTTTTTGGTGGTCAAACATATAGTAAACAAGGTTTTATGGATGACGGCATAGGAAGATTTTTTGGAGATAGAAGAGCTCCAACTGATGTTGATAAGATTACAAGAAGAGGTGGAGCTGGACCTTTTCCAAATGAAGGAACAGAAGCAACAAAAGGTTTAATGGAAACAGCTACTGATAAAGTATTTGGTAAACTTCCTTTTGAAGATAAGATACCACAGATAGTAAAAGAAAAATTATTGGTTGGTGGAATAACGGGTGGTGCAAAGTACCTTTATGATTCTCTTATAGATGGTTATCCAGATCCAGAACCAGGTCAAGACATGACACAATATTTAGAGGAAAGAAGACAAAGAGTAGGCGCACAGATGAGAATGTATATGGATAATTATTTTGCAAACGATCCTGAATATATGCAATTAGATGATGCCGGTAGAGATGCATTTGTTGCTAGATACAATAAACGAGATGGTGGTCGTATAGGTTACCAGACCGGTGGCATAACCATGGCCAATACCCTACAACAAAATATTGCGGCCAACAGGGCACAGGCGGCAGGGATCCAGAATCTTTTGAATCAAGCAAGGGCTTCGGCAGGTCTGCCA